GCTTGTTTCTGTGGTTTACCACGCTTCATCTCTGCTTTTATGTTAGCAGAGATTACTTTCTGTGATTTACCTTTTTTAAGTGGCATTATTTATCCTTATTGACAAAAGAATAGAGTTTTTCAGCGTTAGCAAGAATGACATCTAAATGTGGGAAGTCAGGCATTGCTACTTTGTGTACAATTTTGCCATCCTTATCTTTTTCTACTGACATTTGCCAGTCACCAAATTTAGCTTGGAACTCTTGTACTGCTAAATCTTTAGCCATGCCAAGTACGTCTGTACGAATTTCATAGCCGTTCTTGTTAAATTTTACTTCTGGTGTTAATTTGTAACTCATGTGTTTACTCCTGTGTGTGTGTTGGAAAATAGTACCGCAAAAAATTTGGGTACTGGGGTTTGTTAATCTATAGCCGTTTTTTATGCTAGTAAAAAAGGGCACTACCCTTGTTCACTAATCAATGCCTGTTACGACTTTGATATTAATAGGCGCACCCCCTTCGCCTGTTAATTCTGTGACATTTTTTTCTGACCAACCAGCTCTGGTTTTAAGCCAGAACATCATGGATGCTGTGTCACCTTGTCTTGCTTTCTCATAGAGTGTGTTGCCGATCACAGCATTAGCTTCTATACGACCTTTTTCAAGCTCTGGTTTGTAGTATTTGACTAGGGTGTCATCGTTGATACCGAGTATAAATGCGATGTCTATATACCTAGTTCCTACTTTACTTAATTCATAAACCTGATTTTGGGTGGTTGCCGTTACAAGGTGCGCGGGCCTACCCCTTTTCTTTTTAGTGGGTTTTAATTGAGAATGATTCTCATTCGCATCATTGTTAACCTCTGCAATGATCTCAATTTTTCCGCTATCTATTATTCTATTATCATCCATATTATTGCTGATAAGTTTTACTTATCACATCTATTAGTTTGATTTAAAAAATTGTATTGACTTTGTTTTGTTATCTTGTCAAAATTACTTTACATTCATTTTATAAGGATAAAACAGAATGGAAATATTAAAAGACACTTTTAAACTTAAGCATGACAAGTGGCAAATAAAAAGAATTTACGCAACCTCTGTTGTAACAGCCGTTTATATTCAAACATGGCAAGATTTAGAAGCAGAGGGCGATTATGCCATTGGCTTCTCTTATGATGATGAGAATATAACCAGCATTAGATACTTCAATTCATATGATGAGAGCCATAAAGCATGGGTAAAGACTATCAATCAAATGTAATAAAAGGTTATATAGAGGGGTATTTTCATAATATCCCTTTATATATCCTATTAATTACTAAATACTTTATAAATCAAGGATAAAATAATGAACACTATAACATTATTTAGAACCAAAAAAGAAGCTATTGAATACGCTGGTAATTGCACAAAAACCAGCAAAATGCCATGTGATTCTTACTCATTACCGACTGAAAACTGCATAACTGGTTCCAAACTAGCAAAGATCAAAAATACACCTTGTTATAATTGCTATGCGAATAAGGGTAATTATCATCGCTTTAAATCCAATATATTACCTATGCAAAAAAAGAGGCTTCATTCTATCAAAAGCAAAAATTGGGTTGATGCTATGATTAAATTAATTAATAATCAACCATATTTTAGATGGCATGATTCTGGCGATATTCAATCAATAGAACACTTTCATAAAATTTGCTTAATAGCAAAGGCCATGCCAAAAACTTCATTTTGGATACCGACAAGAGAATATTCTATTATCAAAGATTATGCGAAGGATCATACGATCCCTAAAAACTTAATCGTTAGGTTATCCGCAATGTTTATTGATAAAGCCGTTATCATACCAAAGTCATTACAGAACATTAAAAATATAGTTGTATCTAATGTTCACACTATAAACCCTATAGGCCTTGAATGTGAAAGTTACAAGCAAGACGGAAAGTGTAATGACTGCCGTAAGTGTTGGAATCCAAACATCAAAGCAATATCTTATAAACTACATTAAGGGGGTTTTATATGATTAATCTAATAACTAAAGTATTCTTTTTCATATCTTATATAAGTTTAATATACTTATATTATTTAATAATCAATATATAAAGGGGTTATCATGGAATTATCAAACAAAATGAAGCAAGATATAATTAGAATGTTTAATCAATATCTAGCAGAATATAAGCAAGTTATGGCGCATGATCAAGCGGTTATATTTGCAAGGCATAAAACAAATCAAAATGCCATGATCATGCTTAAAACCTATAAATAATAAAAAATAAAAAAGGGGCTTAACAATAGCCCCTTTTCTTTATCTTATAGCTTCCCCTTACCCTTGCAATTATACCATAATTCACATTAAAAAGTCAATACCATTTTATAAAAAAAGATCATATTTATTAATAAGAAAAGGCCATAATTTTATAAATAGACTATGGCCTTGAAAATCATACCATGATATAATCATGCTATATAAAAAAGATTAAGTAATAATATTAAGACTATTAAAACTTATTAAAACGATATAAACTTTATTTTATATTTTATTTATTATTCTTTTTTATCTTTGCTTCTAGAATGGGTTCTATTATATCATACTTTTAGACAAAAAGCTAGTTGACTTTTAACCTACCTATAAAATCTCTGATTTATTTTACTTATCACATCCTACACTTTGATAAAAATAATTGTGTAAAAAACATTTGACTTATAAAAATAAAGGGGTAATATGGTTCCTGTATTAACTTAATTAGAAAGGAAAAAAAAATGATAGATCAATACAAAGCAATAGGAATCGCAGAGGGTTTTGAACGTTGTGATTCAGAAGAGGAATACCTAGAAGCATGGCAGTATCTAGTTGATTCAGGCCTTGCATGGAAACTACAAGGCATGTTTGGTAGAACCGCAAGAGAATTAATAGAGGGAGGATATATAGATGCCTAAAACTTTTACAATTACACACGAGCAAAGACTTGAATTATTAGAAGTCTACAATGATTTAAACAGAGTGTTATCTACGCTAATGGAATGTCATGATATGTATATTAGTGATGTTGGAAAACTTGAAGGATTAGATTATAAATTAAGATCAATATTAAATTTTAAATCTAAAACTGATAGACATTACTATAGTAATTATGATTTAGCAGAAAATGTTAAAAAAAATAAATAAGAAAAGGAGTGCAATATGAAAGATAAATACGACATAGATAATTACTTGCCAAGTATTAAAAAATTGAAAATTATTATTCAAACTAAATGGGAAGATAATTCAATTGAGGAAAAAGATATAACAGATATTTATTGCAAAGAAGTAGAGTGGTTGATTGATGATTTATTAATTGAAAAAATAAATGAATCAGACTACTATAAAAAACATCCTAACTATCATGAATTCAATTCATTATTAAATGATGATTCTGATTTTGCTATTCAATTTGATGATTCATTTAAAGATTTTGAAGAGTGGTTATCTAATTATAAGTATAAAGGATTAAAAATATGAGAACACCTAACGATATATATCATGGCGATGAAGATTTATTAAACGAACAGGCATGGCAATACTGCTATGAACAGGCATTAGAACAGTTAGCTAATGAGGGTTATAACGAGGAAACTGCCAAAGCATTAGCGCCTAGAAGAGCAACAGAAATATATTATGATCGTCAATATAGTTGACAATTATAATTAAGAATGTAAAATACTTTTTACTAACTAGAAAGGGAGTGCATTATGAAAGTTAAACATTTAATTAAGCAATTAAAAAACTGCGACCCTGATTCTCTAATTAATATCAAAGTTTTTACTTATGATGAATCATTAGAAGATAGGGATACAGTTGTATCTGACGATATTATTGAGGTAGTTGAATATGAAGGCCAGCATGATAAGTGGGTTGTCATATCAAGTGGTGGTGGTTGCCTTGTTTATTAACAAGTATGATTTTACACACATGGTGGTAGATAGCGATAACGAACCTATCAGACGATTCACCAATAGAGAATCAGCTAAATACTTTGCTGAAAATATTGGTGGAAAAGTTAAGAAGATAGATTGGTTGTCATTAATGGAGCATGAAGAAGCATTATTTTAGAAAGGAAAAATTATGAGTAAGTATTGCGTAACAATAAGTTGGTACAGCATGGGGTTTAGAATGTATGATGACTTCATGGCCGATACACAAAAAGAAGTAAGGGAAATTATAGAGAAAAGCAAGTCAAGGAAGCATCTTGATAAGTGGAAAAGAGAGCCTGACATTACAATCAGGCAAGGTAAGTTTAATAAAAAAAGATTTAAAAAGATTGACTTTGATGTATGGACTGACTACCATGTTGATAAGTATGTATCTTTATATGAATTAAGAATGGACTATGTGAGGGAGCAAGGATGGATTTAAAACAATTTTTAACTGACATACTAACGAAATACACTAGGCAAGAGGTAGCTGATAGGCTCGGTGTAACAAGACAGGCCGTAGCCTATTGGGTTAAGACAGGTGCTATACCTAAATTGCGTATGTATGAATTAAAAGAAAAGGTAGAGTTGGATGATCAACAAGAGCGAAATACTAGCGAGGTTTAGTAAGGTTTATCAGAGTGGCGCAGATCAGTATCAATGTCTATGCCCTGTGCATAACGATAAGAATGCTAGTCTTGGTATAAAGTTTCAAGATGATAAGGTAATCATGCATTGTTTTGCAGGATGTCAAACAGAGGACATACTTAAAAGTATAGGCCTAACATGGAATGACATTATGCCTAACAGCGTTGATGATGATTGGAAACCAAGCCATAGGATTAAATTTAATCCGTATGCTGTTCTTAAAAGTATGCAAGATGACTATCTATATATCATGTTATCTGCCATAGAAATTAGAAAGGGCAATCAGTTAACAGAAGAAGATATGGATAAGCTAGATAAAATCGCTATGAAACATAAGGAAATATATGAGTATCTCAAGTAAAGTAGAAAAATTAATCGTAGATGATGCTGACATAGATAATTACTTTGCGCAAAGGGACTTATCAGAGCATACTAAAATTAAAATGCCTAGCAGTTATGGGGTAGATGTATTAGATTATTTTAGAAATGATATGTCAGGCGGTATAGAATTACCTTTTGATTATACTAACGATAAATTTAAAATAAGAATGGGCGAAACTACAATCGTGTCAGGCTATAGTGGGCATGGTAAAACAGCGTGGCTATCTTATGTCATGTATAAAACATTACCATATAGCAAGATATTGATTGCAAGTTTTGAGATGTTACCTAAAGCAACACTAGGCCGTATGCTGTTGCAGACAGGGAACCATGAGCCCACAGACAATGCAGTCTTTGAGTTTGTAGATTCATTAGATGATAAGTTATACCTCTATGATTCAGAGGGTGAAACAACCGCAGAGAAGGTATTATCTGTGATTTATTATGCCAAAGAAAAATTAGGGGTAGATATATTTGTTGTTGATTCTCTTATGAAGTGCGGTATTAATGAGGATGATTACAATAAACAAAAAAGATTTGTCAATCAATTATGCGTGGCCAGTCGTGATCTAGGGATTCATATCTTTCTAGTGGCGCATAGTAGAAAGACAGTGCATGAGGGTAGTGAACCTAGTAAGTTTGATGTATTGGGTTCCTCTAATATTACTAACTTGGCGGATAACTGTATCACTATCTTTCGTAATAAAAAGAAAGAAGAGATGTTACAGAGTGGGGATGATAGCAAGATAGAGGAAGCAAAAAAGTATTACGATTGTAAGATTTATATCAATAAGCAAAGACATGGGAACGGATTTGAGGGATACTTCGGTCTGTATTTTGATAAGAAAACATTTATATTTGGAGTGCATAATCATGACAGTCAACGAGTTTATCAAGTTAATGAGAAAAAGTTTTTCTGATGTTGAGTATAGGGCAACGAGTAAGGATGGCCGAGTATTTAAATCTCAAGGATGGGATAAAGCTAACGATAGAATACAGGCAAGAATTAATCGTAGAAATAAATTTGACAAAAAGTTTTAACGATAATATAATGGTTGTGTCATCAATTAGAAAGGAAATAATTATGAGTAAATATCAAGGAGTGTCAGTAGCTAAAGCATTAGAATTGCTTGACTACTTAATCTATCAAAACAAGATTCAAGGTTCTGATCTTGAGGAATTAAAGAAAGCATTAGTTCAAGAGGACAAGATTGTTAAGGCAAGAGAAGTTGCTGACTTGCGCTCTTGGAATCTTAATAAGCTATTTGATAATGGGAGTTTGTAATGGCTAAATTAAAAACAATTAACATCAAGGGCAAGGAATATGTTGAGGTCAACGAAAGGATAAGGGTCTTTAGAGAAACTTATCCTGTTGGCTCCATCCTTACAGAAATGCTAACCAATGAGAATGGTGTCTGTGTATTTAAAGCAAGTATTATTGTTGATAATCAGATACTAGCAGTAGGCCATGCGTATGAGAAAGAAGGTTCAACCTTTATTAACAAGACATCATATATAGAAAACTGCGAAACATCTGCAGTAGGTCGTGCATTAGGTATGCTAGGCATAGGCATAGATACTTCTATTGCAACAGCAGAAGAGGTAGAAATAGCTATGATCAACCAAGACCCTGTGCTTACATTAGAAACTGTCTATCAGAATGATGGCATTGAAAGAGCAAGAAAACTTTATAATCAAATGTCAGATGAGGATAGAGATAAATGTAAAAAAGTTATTGACAAAATAAGAAAGGATAGTAATGGAACAGAGAAGTGATGAGTGGTTTCAGGCACGGCTAGGCAAGGTAACGGCTAGTCGTATATCAGATGTGTTAGCGACTACGAGAAATGGCGAAGCCGCTACTCGTAGCAATTACAGGATACAATTAGTAACTGAACGCTTGACTAATGAGCCTACTAAAACCTATGTGAATGAAGCTATGCAACATGGGATAGATACAGAAGATGAGGCTAGGGCTTTTTATATGTTTAGTAAAGCTGATGTGGAAGAGGTAGGTTTTATAGATCATCCGACAATTACTTGGGCAGGTGCCTCACCTGACGGATTAGTAGGTGATGACGGATTGATTGAGATTAAATGTCCGCAACCGAATACACATACGCTAACACTTATTAATAGAGATTGCCCACAAAAATATTACAATCAAATAATGTGGCAGCTTGCCGTAACGAACAGGAGTTGGTGCGACTTCGTGTCGTATCAGCCCTCGTTTCCAGAGAATCTAAAGATGTTTGTTAAACGAGTTCATCGTGATGACAAATATATCAAGCATCTTGAAGATGAAGTACAGAAGTTCTTAACAGAAGTTGAGGACACAGTT